TTTTTATATCCATCATTAAAAAATTTTCTTACACTATATTCCATATTTTTTTGCTTTATTTCATCATATGATTTTTTTTCAGACTTCCAATTTTCTCTTTTTATAAATAAAACCTGATAAATTGGTGTTCCAGCAGGAATAACTCCTTGAAATCCTCTTTTAATTAAAAATGGAATTGGTCCAGTAAGGCTCCACTTATCTGTATCTATTATTCCATTCAATGTTATAAAAGGTAAGTCAAGTCTATTTGCTGGATGAAAATAAAAACTACTATATCCTGCAGGTGTCTCTGGTTCCCACAAAGTATTCCAGTGAAACTCTGTATTATAATACCCATCAAAATTAGGAAACACTCTACGTGATCTTGTATCTTCTTCTCTAGTTGACAATGGTTTAATTGGACCAGCATAATTATATTTGATAATATCGTTGCCAGTATTCTGATCTATACCATGGTTAATAATTTCAATATCGCATATCAATTCTTGAGTATATCCAGATGTAAGTGCATCCAAGAATGGCATACATCTTTTAGCAGTTCTGTCGAACTTTCTATTATCTAAATCTGCAAGCATGGGTGGCATATCTTTAAACCAGTCTGCAATATATTGTTTTGCAGGTTTAGGGTGTTCAGCAATATGCTCTGTATTTAAATCTCTTGGAATAAAGTTTACTTTTTTATTATTCATTATTGCTCTCTTTGTCTTGTGGTAATAACTTTTTTAAATTTTTATATGATTTAGAAATTATTTGCATTGATTTATTCATTGGTGTATGAATAGCATCTCCATATTTATCAAAATATACAATCTCTCTATCAACATCATTAATAAAATTATTTATTCCATTTTGTACTTCTTCAATGTATGAAAAAGCCCACTCACGAGAATCTGATAAAAACTTTATAAAATTTTCACTATGTACCTTTTGCTCATCACTTGATATAAACTCAATTTGTTTTTTTAATGCAGATATCTGTTTCTTTTTATTATTATTTTTATATATTAAAAGTCCTAGTATAAAAATAAATATTACTAAAACAGAATATTCTAATAACTGACTATACATTTATTTTTCTTTCTTCATGAGTAACCCAATAATATTGGCATGTATCACAGCATGGTTTATTATATAAGCTATATTTGGCATAGCCAAACCTTGCATAATAAATTGGATCTTTATCAAAAAGTCTAGCTTTATGTGTTGTTATTATACGCATAATTTTATTTTGATCAGAAAGCCATCTAGGATTTTGTTTACTCCAAGAGTTTCCATATTGATTTAATAAGTCTTTAATATTGGATTCATTTTTATCTGTCTTAATACCACGATTTTGTGCTTCTTGAATCATAATCATTGCATACTTAAACAATGAATACTCATATCCCTTCCACATTAAAACAGCAGGATGGTTACGCCATGCACCAGTTAATGAAGCCCCAGAAAGAACTTTCAGTATTTGATATGCTTCAAGTATTTGTTTATTAAGCCGTTTAGAATCAAGGGCTTGAGCAGACTGATATATGCTTTCATGAGGGAAAAATGTTTGCACTAAAAATCCTTTTCTTCATCATCTAAATCAACTTCAAATATATCAGAACTAAATAGTTTTGTCAAATTCTTTTTAGAATAATATAAAAATAAAATAATAGTTGGAATAATAAATATAATAAATTTTAATATTTTATTTTTCATTAGTCACCATCCTAGAACATCTAGTACAAACTATGTAAGACTTTCCAGTAAATGGACATGATCCAGCATCTACAAAAATATGTTTTTTAAATTTACAAACTATATATTTAATCATTTTTTAATTGCCTCTCTTACCAACATAACAATTGCTCCATTATCTTCTAGTGCTTTTTTTACTCTAACCATATATTCTACTGCCTCACGTTTTTCATCATCATATAGGTTAATGAACATTTTTTCATTAGCTCTGACTGTAATAAAGTGCTCATTATCAATAATGTCTACCTTAAAGTTTTTAGGAGATGGTATTGAGTGAAAAGCACGTCTCATTGATTCTGTATACATATTTTTACTCCTTATATCCTATATATTTGTAGTATTTATTGCCAGCTAAAATATCATTACGATTTGTTTTATGTCCATTTAAAAATAAATCTTTCTGTTTATCTGAAAGATTAAGACTGTTTATTTTTTCAATAAATATATTACAAGATAATAAAACATTTTCTGTTACATCAATAATTTTATATTTATAAAAAGTTTTTTTGAAATAATCTTCATAGGTATGGCCCATATCAATATCAAAATGAACAAACACACCGCCTGGCTTAAGTTTTTTATATATGTTAGATATAAAGTTATTATTATCTAAAATAATTCCGTGTAGTGAATCAATAGATGTAATGATATCAAACATTTCATCTTTATAAGAAACATTATTTAAATTCATGACATCAAAGTTACCATCGTAGTTATTTTTACAAAAATCTATTGCTTTTTCTACAATATCTATTCCATAAAATCTTTTTAATTTAAGATATTTTAAATATGCATATGCAGATAGTCCTTTTCCGCAAGCAATATCTAATAAAACTTTATCATTTGTCTCTATACCATCTAGTAAAAAAAGCGAAAGGGTAACACTATTGTTAAAAATTTCAGAGTCTTCATTGACATAATCAAATGATGGATAATATCCAGGACTTATAGCAATATATGGACTATCATTAAGTATTTTATGTATTTTGCTAAAATGATATATTTGTTTTTGAGTTCTATCAACTATTTTGTTTGAAATGTTAGATTCACCCATATATCTGCCCAATCTTTTTTGTTTTTATGTTTATTAAATTCTTTAGATATTTCACCAGACTCTAGATATATACCTCCCCAAACTCCCCACTCTTTTCCAGATATACCATTAGCAAAACATTTTTGAACTACTGGACATCTATTACAAAGAGCATCAACAGCTGGTCTAATTGCAATATCTTCTTCATATTTTTCAAAAAAAAGATTATTGTCCAGTCCAAGACATGAAGCATTATCTTTCCACTCATGTTTATTCATAATTAGGGCCTATACTTATTTGGTATATCCCAGCCCTTTTTATCAAGACGGTAGATTCTTTGTAGATACCACTTATCATTTACTCTTACACCATCAACAGATGTTCTTCCTGAGTCAGATCTTTTACGATCTACTACATCCCATCCGATCCAGTCTAAATTGTTATACTTTTTAACAATTTTTTCCATTAGTGATAAATCTTTAATTAACATATTACCCCTTTAATATTGAAATATTCCAACTTCAATGTTGTTTAGCTCTGCAATTCCAACTAATTTGGAAGATTTTTGTTTTGGCTTACACAGATATGCAAAATAGTCTACATATTCTATATTATCTTCTACCCAAGAACTTGGAACCTTATGAAATTTAATTTTTTTTCCCCTAGCCTTCATTCCTTTTTCAGATATATTAGAAAACTCAGAAACAAAAGAATTTATATTAGCTGGGCCAACAGAATATATGGTGAATTCTTTATCATCATCCTTCATTCCTGATAAAGCAACACTAACTGCACGTAAAAATACGGAGTATTCATTAAACTCAGGTGTTCCTTGTACCACCACTATCATCTGTAATCCCATTCCCCAGGCTATCTAATATAGATAGCATCTTTTCTAATTCTTCTTTTGACATACTAATTGTATCAACAGGTTGTGCAGTTTCCAAATCTGGATCTCCGTTTCTTATATCTGAAACGTAGAACACATTGTTTGATACCCAGTATGCTTTACCGTCTGTAACAACCACTCTTATCATATTTTTAGAAGTATGTTTGCTTGATTGGCTAACAGTACTTTTATTTTTTTTCAAAGTGGTAGTAGGCAAAAAGTCTTTTATAAGATTATGAATATTACTTTGTCTATAAGTAATACTATCTATAAAAATTTCTTTTTTTCTACTTCTTCTAATTATAAACCAAAGAGGAATCAATGTCAAGCACAGATACCAGTAGTTTGACATTTTTTATGTCCTATCTGTTATTTTCTCATTTCAAACGCTGAACCAGACCAAAGTTTTTCAGTTTTTTTCTTATCACGCTCAACTATTGATCGACTCCAAGAAAATCCAGCATCTCCTCCCCAGGCATCCCACATAATTCTTCCATTAGATGGATTGCTGGTATTATAAAAGTCTTTACCTTTTTTATCTACTTCATGGCGGGAAAAGAAAGAAAACATTCTTCTAACTACATCTATTGAAAGCTGTCTTCCAGCAGCAATATCCGTGGCACGACCCCAACCAACAGGAGTTCCTGCTCCAGTTGCTTTGCCTTCTTCTTT